TTCCTGTTGGCATCACCGACGTCGTTGATCTCCATCTTGTCCATGCGCAGCAACTTGCCCGGGATGGTGCGCATGTCCTTGTCGGCGGTCACCATGATCGGATCCCGGTACGACCCATTGGTCATCAGGATTCCCATCACGTCATCGGCCTCCAGGTTCTGGTGACACCTGACGTCGTACTCGGACTCGAGCCAAGCCCTCAGATCACGTAGGCCCAGGGGCTTGCGACGTCCAGTGCGGTTGGCTTTGTACTCGGTGGACAGCTGGTGCCTGAAGGTTGGGTACGACGACAGGCACATGACCACGTCCTTGTGGCCCGTTGACTGCTGCCACCTGCCCACCTGGTTGGTCATGTAACTCTTGGCATCCGACTGCTCGAGGTGCAGGGTGTGGATCCATTCGTCCCATCGGATGTCGTACTCACAGGCAGAGCACGCTGCGTACAGCAGCCAGTCAGCGTCGATCAATAGGGTCATGAGTAGGTGACGCGCAGGAAACCAGGCACGCGCCTGGGCACAGAAAACGAATTGGGATCGACATCGTCGTCGTCGTTGAGTTTCCATTTGACGGCACCTGGCGGCAGGTCCGTTTCGCAGGTCCACCACTTGTGGTCGCAGATCCTGCATTGACGTTGACGGAGATTGGATTCAACGGTGTCACTTCTGGTTTGAAGGATGCGGCAGGTGCTTCGTTCAGCGCTTGTGTCGCAGTTAGGGCAGTGCATTTGGTTTGGTGATTAGGTTCCGAAGTAATGAGACATGGGCACAACAAGGCGGCCGGTGTCCTGGTTATAGAGCAGCTTGTCGCAGGGCCCTGTCGTCCCGGAGAACCGGTTCTTCAGCACCCTCAACTGCAGTTCATTGCGCTCAGCAGCGTCGCCCTGCTGGTTCCGCTCGCACCCGACGACCATGTCGGAGAGCTGAGCAATGGCGTGGCTGCCACGTAGGTGGCCGAGGCTGGTCTGTGCCCCCTCCTCATGGCCGCGGCCTTCCGGTCGCTTGAGGTGGGACACCAGTACCAGGCCGATGCCGGTCTGCTCCACCACCTGGCGCAGCTTGGTGCATGTCACGTCAATGGCACGACGTTCGTCCAGGTCTGTCAGTCCTGAGATGACGATCGTGAGGTGGTCAAGGACCACGACGTCGACACCTTCTGCATCAGCGAGGTACCTGATCTTGGAGATGAGGTGGTCTGGATCCATTGATCCAAAGTGGTCATAGAGAAAGCACCGACCAGTGCCAAACACACGGTCAAAGCCATCTCGAATCTCACGCTCGTCGGCGGCATTGGGGTCCAGGTGGATGGGCTTGTTCAGTTCGATGCCGACGATGCCCTGCATGGTGCGCTTGGTGCTCTCCTCGAGGGCGATGTACCCGACGCGGAGGCCAGCCCGGAGGAAGTGATGGGCCCACTCCCGACACACGCTTGACTTGCCGACGCCAGAACCGGCACACAGGGTCACCATCTCGCCACGCCTGAAGCCACGAGTCATGGCATCAAGCTGTGGCCAAGGGTAGGGACAGGCTGACTCAGAGCCAGGCTTGATCAGCTCGTCCCAAAGATCGTTCGCGTTGACGATCCCATCGGGCCTGGTTGGCGTTGCCTTCCAGAGCAGCTCACGAAGGATCTCTCCTTCGCCTGCCACCAGCATCTCGTTGGCGTCCTTGCGGGGCAACTGACACACGGCCACCTTGCCCAGGGGTAACACCGCCACGCATTCAGCAGCAGCCTTGACGCCCGGCTCGTCGTTGTCGAAGCACAGCACGATGCGTGCGAACTGACCGAGCCATGTGGCATTGGCAGCCAGGTATTTTTTCGCCGACTGCGCCCCATTGGGCAGCGAGACCACGGGGTACTTGTTGCCTTGAACCTGGCTGACCGACATGGCGTCGATCTCCCCCTCTGTCACGGTGACAAAGAGCCCTGTCTCCTTGCCGAAGTTCTGACGCCAGAGGTGCTGACCCCAGAGCTGCAGGTTGGAGGTGTCACCCAGCCAGCTGAAGCGCTTGTCTGCACCACGTAGGTGCTGAGCCACCACCTTGCCGGCTTGGTTGCGGTACGGCGCCACCTGGACGGGGCGACCATTGTGAGTGGAGGACCCGTATCCAAAGAGGGCGCAGGTCTCCTCCGTTATGGCCCGCTTTGGCAGGGCCCGGGCCTCAACAAACTCAAGGACGGGCGTGACTGGTGGTGGCAATGGTTCCATGCGGGGCTCGACTTTGTCTTTCTTTGGTTGCTCCTGGTACCCGCACCCGAAGCAGGTCGCGTGACCGTCGTCGTAGCGGGCCAGGTTGTTCTTCGACTTGCACTCGGGGCAAGCCTCATGCTTCAGGAATTTGGATGGCATTGGCCCATGTCGTCGGGATGTTTCCTTCGCACCAGAGAAACCCGTGCCTCTCGGCCCACTGCCAGTACGTGAGGGACCGGGGTGCCCGGCTCAGCTTGACGTCTGCCTTCATAAAACAAAGGCGGATGTCCAGGTCTGGATGCTGTGCCTTGACGGCCACCATCTTGCGCCTGTCCTCTGAGTCGAACAGCCCCTTGGTCTCAACGATGACCCCGTTCGGCAACACAAAGTCCGGGGTGTAAACCGCGGAGATCGTGTACGCCAGGGCCTGCACCTCGTAACCGAACTGCAGGCCACGGGCCTTGAGGCTGGCGGCTACTGATGCCTCGAACTTCGAGCGGTACCGACTAGAAGTCAAACCCCTCGTCTGTTGCCGTTCCCGTTGCGTCGAAGGGGATTGCCGCCTGCGCCTCGCTGGCCGCCCAGCCGGCTTCCTCTTGAAATCCGAAGCTGTCGGCTGATCCACCAGATTCCACCAGCTTCAAGATTTGCACAGCCTTCAGGCGCAGCGTAATGCCGGCACCCAGGGCAGGCTGGTAGAAGGGGCAGGCCTCGAATGACACACGACCGGTGGTGCCAGACCACATGCCACGCAGGGCCTCACGATCCTTGACCGGTGCACCCGACGCATCAAAGAGAGCAGGCACTGCAGACCAGGAGCGACCGTCACGATCCATGCCTTTGGCTTTCATCTTCACGCTGATCGTGAAGCAAGGCTTGCCGTCGATGTCCTCGTACCCGAAGCTCGGGTCAATGGCCTTGAACTTCTGGCTCGGGGCCTGTGCCTTGAGGCTGGCTTTATGGGCCTCGAACAAGGCGTCAAGCTGGTCAGCCATGGCGCCAGCCTCTTCCGCTGGGATCACAGCGGTCACTTTGTAGTGGCCCTCAGGCGTGAACTTGGTCTCGGGTTCGATGAGCTTGGGGTACTTGAGCGTGGCCTTGGGGGTGGTGAGGCGCAGCTTGTCGATGTACTGGAAATTCATGTGACGAAGTAGTCAGCGTTGTTTACAAGTTGGGGGTCGAACCCACCGAGGCTTGGCCGCGGCGGGAGTTTGGCCTGTACATCCGGTGGGAACTGGGCGGTCAGCTCATCAGCGATGGGCGTGAACCAGTCCCGGGAGTACATGCCAGCAAAGGTACTGCGGATTGTGGTCCGAAGTGTGGCCATCTCTGCTGGCGTCGTCGCGAAACAGTCATGGATTCCACCGAGATTGCGGATGCCGGCAGCAAACGCCTCGATGGTGACGGCAGCCATGTGGCTGGCATCGAGACTGTGGATCACGTTAGGGCTGAGCGCGTTGCCCATCCGCTTGGGGTTGAGCTCAGTCGGTTGGTGGTTGGTCAATAGATCCATCGGCACGGACGACAGGTGGTACAGGCGCACCCGCACCCCGCTGTAGTCCCAATACTCTTGGATCACTGGCACCCCGGAGGGCGATGTCCAGCGCAGAGCCAGGCCCAGCTTGCCTGCTGTCTTGCCAACCTTCTTGAACCAGGACATCGCTGCCTTGGCTGGTGCAATCAGGGCCGACGTCTCCCGGTACAGGATCGTTGCCATGTAGTGGTGGCTGGACATGGCCCCCTTCTTGAAGCACCAGCTGTCACGACCGAGCACTTCCTGCGCCCGGTCCTGGGCCCAGCCGCAGCAGAAGTTGACCACCGCTTCCCTC